ACGGAAGCAAGTAAGCTTGCTACTCGCCCTGATATCAGCAAAAGAGTGGAGGCGCTAATTGCCGAAAAACATAGACGGAATAGCGTGTTCACGGACAAACAAAGGGAAAAGAATTCCGACCGGATATGGCGGAAGGTATGGGAATTGATTGACAATCCCGAAACACCACCTGCAGTAAAGGCTAACCTACTATCTTTAGGTGCAAAAGCTGCAGGAATGCTAACCGACAAGGTACAGATAGAGAACACGCAATCCGATAGCAAGGCGATAGAAGCTGAATTAATCGAGCGATTACAAAAGCTTACGGGATAACGCGCGACAATTGACAATTGCCGCATGTTGGAACGGATAGAGAACAGCGATTGAAAGCGGAAAATCCCAGACACCCCACGCCACCGCCCACCCCCCTGCAGCGCGAGCGGGACTCCGGATCTACAAACATATTATGTTGCTCAAATCATTAGCATTTTTCCAATTCACCCCCTGAGCATAACCACCCCCGTGGGCTTAACCCACTGATTCAATTGTGTTAAATTTGCCCGGAAATTTTCCGCAAAATTTTGGAAAACCTCATGGCTAAACCCAGAATAGCCTTTGTTTTCAGTGAGCTACCAAGAACCAGAGCTGAAGCGCGTGTATCTGGATCTGCCTACTACTTCACGGATAGGCCCTGCAAGCGGGGTCACCTTGAGCCCCGCAGCACCCACACTTGTAGGTGCCGTCAGTGTAATTCGGAATCTGTTGTTAAATCAAACAGCACTCCCCACGGTAGGGTACGGCAGGCTGAGAGCAGGAGTCGCTTTGCTCGCACCCCAAAGGGTCGGCAATGGTCGAGGCGCAATGGCTCAAAGAGGCGCGCTGTTCAGCGGAACGCCCTTCCTTCTTGGGCTGACATAGGGAAGATCAACGAATTCATTGCTGGTTGTCCTCCGGGCTTTGACATTGATCACATCCTCCCCTTGAAGGGTGCCACCGTATGTGGTCTTCATGTTCTTGAGAATCTCCAGTTCCTCTCCAAGAGCGACAATTGTTCCAAGCACAACAAGGTGGATCCCTTGACTTTAGAAGCCAATGTTTGTATTCTTCCGGGGTATCGCACATACACGCATAGCTGATATGCAAAATTCGCGGGTCTGGTATAGGGGTTGTGCCCTAGCCTTCCAAGCTAGAGAGACGGGTTCGATCCCCGTGTCCCGCTCCAAGTTTCGTGGCAAGGCGAAAGCGAGCCTAACCAGCCGCCCTAGCTGCCGAGGGATGACACGGCCCTGATATCTCCTGTGGTGGGAGTCATTGACGGGTGGGGGAGGTAAAGAGGGCTTGTCCCTGCTTGCTGATATCCCCTTAAAATGATGGCAGTCCACGATTCGTTCTTCGGGGTTTCTTCACAATGATTTAAAATTGTGAGAAGAATGAAGCTCCGAAAGATCCCCATCAATGGCGAAGAAAAATGCGGCCCCGCGTAAAGCCGCCCGGAAAGCCCCGGTTAGAACGAAAACCGCCCCCAAGAAAGTCACGGCTCCCGTCCGGCACAAGCCCAAGGGCTCCCCGAAAGAGCGCCTAGCCTACCTTAATAAGGAGGAGATGGTGGCTCTGGAGAAGCGGAAGGGCAGCCCGGCTCGCAAGGGGCCCAAGGGTTTGCCTTCCTTCGCTGACGATAGCGCATCTTCCAAGGGCGTGAGTCGTGGTGATTCTTCCGGCACAAAGGGGTCCGGCTCCACCAAAACCTCCACCGGATCGGTGTCGAAGGGTGGTTCGTATAATTCCGGCACAAGCGGCTCTAAGGGCGGCGGTGCCAAGACCCAGTCTCCGGGCATGGGCCGTAATGAGGGTCGTGTAGGCCCGTCGAGCCCGATGGGTGGGCAGGGAACCAGCTTCGCCACCAATAAGGCAGCCCGCGATGACACGCTCCGCCGTGCCTATGGCATTCAGGATCAGCGCGGTCTTCAGAATATGCCGCAGCGCCCCTACTTCGACAGGAAGCTTAAGACCACTATTAATCCGAACCTCCCTCCGGTTGATCGCGAAAAGGGTTTCAAAGAGCGGCGAGCATATGAAGATCGCGTCAATCGTGAACAGGCAGCCTTGACTGCCGGGCGCTATAGAAACCCCCGAGAAATCAGGTCCATCTCTGCTGATCTTGAAGATGCCTACGACAAGCAAGACTCCCAAAATGCTAGCAAGGACTTAAAGAAAAGCGCCCCGCTCAGTCAGGACAAATTCAGGACGAATGTGGGCCGCGCAGGCGCATCAGGTCGCCTCCCCGATATCAAGCTTGGAGGTCCGAGAGAGGGCACCCTTGGTGGGTACTCTGGCGGCGGCATGGGTGGCACCTATCGGGGTGGCGGTTGGGGTGACGAAAGCTATTTCAACGGGCGAGGCGGCAAGGGCTGGAAGGCTGGCGGCATCGTGAAATCTAAAACATTCAAGAAGAAGTAAGGAATTAAAATGGCTGAGATCCCTGTTGTGGCCCCCAAGCGTGGCCAGAAGATTCTTAAGAAGCGGCTTGACAAGAGCCGGATGGCAAACGAGGCGGCTCGCCGCACAGCGGAAAGCAGGGCTGCCCCGAGTGGCAATCGTGCTTCCGCTCAGGAGACCACTCCTCGCAAGAAGATGAAGGCCCCGAGTGGCAACCGCTCCTTCGCTCAGAAGGATAAGTCTCGCCAGTCGAAGAAGTCCAATCTTCCTGTTAAGCGCGGCACAACGCAGCCTGCTGAGTACAAGAAGCCCTCCACTTCAGTTACCGAGTATAAGAAACCCTCCACTTCGGTCACCGAGTATAAGAAGCCCTCTACTGCCGTCACGGAGTATAAGAAGCCCACTGCTGGTGGTGGTGCCGTGAGGAAGTCGGAGGGTCTTTTGGACAAGGCCCAGCGTTATGCCAAGGGCCCGATTGGTCTGGGTGGCGCTGCTCTTGGTCTTTATCTTGGCGACACCTTCTCCTCCAAGACGGGCAATCAGGCCAATTACGGCGAACAGGCTTGGATTGATGACAAGAAGAACCGTGGCCCCCTTATGAAGGGCAACTCGACTTCCGGCAAGACGGATCGCGAAAGGCCGAAGGCTGGCCGCGATGATCGCGCCTCTAGCGGTGGTTCTTCGGCCCCGAAGTCCGAGAACAAAAACAAACCCGTCACCCCGATCAATCGTGACAATCTTAACGACAAGGGCAAGAAGATTTTCGACGGAAAGCAGGGCCAGTCTGGTAAGAAGAAGCCAGCCAGCCCTGTGGTCCCGAGCGCGCCTTCGGGACGCTCCTCTGGCCGGACGAACCTTTTTGAGCGCGGTAAGCAGCGCATGTATGAGAAGGAAGGCTACGGTGGCCGCTCCATGACGGCCCCCAAGGCACGGGGTCAGGTCGAGAAGGAACGCAAATATACGTTCAAGGACTTGTTTAAGAAGAAATAAGGATCCTGTCCGGAACAACCAGAGGGGGAGATTTTCTCCCCCTTTTTTATTTGTCTCGACGCCGCCAATAGGTTAAAATGTGGGGATGGCAAATGAACTCACAGACTTGATATTCAATGCGTGTGCCGCAGTTGCGATGATTGGGCTCACAATCACCATCGCATTCTTCGCCTTTGTTTTCTTGATTATGTTCTGGAAACTCGTAACCTCAAATGACTAAAGATATTGAGGAAGCGGGGCAACGCGCCGCCAAGAAGATGAAGATCCTCCTCCAGCACAAGACGCTGGAACTTCTCCTCCACGACATGGTTGCTGTTCAGGGGCTCTCTGAAACAAGAGACATCCTGAAATGGTGGCATGAACGTTTAGACGACTTCTAGCAACAACGGAGTACCAAACATGAAGCGTCATGCTCTCATGCTCCCTACCTCTATCCTACTTACGGCGACTCTTGCCGCATGCACCGGAACACAAAAGCCCGATTGTTGGCGGGCAACCCACACCAAGACCAACAAGGACTGCAACTCAGGCGGCGCTGGGCTGCACAGCCCCGGCGCAAAGATTAAGTCGGTTAAGCGCGACAAGAAAGCCACCCCGCCGAGCGAAGAAATTCCTGACCTTAATAACACCACGCCCGACACTCCAGATGCGCCAGAGCCCGAAACTCCGGATGTTCCCGAGCAGGAAGATCCGCCAGCAAATAATGAAGATCCGGGGCAGGATATTCCCGATCAGGACAATACCGAGGACAACCCCGGTCAAAGCAATAGCAATGACATAGAGGGTTTTGATCCGTCTACTGGATTGTATGGTCCCGGCACCTAAAACCCGAGCGTGAAAGCGTCCGGATAAATTTCAACCAACCACGGAGAAGCCGATGAAGAAGCACCTTACAGTGCTTGCGCTATTGCTTTGCTCGCCCATTCTAATGGGCATGAGCAGTCAACCCGTACAGAATTCCGTACAGAATATGGTTAGGGCAGAGGCAGCAAGGCAGGGCGTTCCCGTCAGTTTGGCATTATCTGTGGCGAAGCATGAGAGCGGATTTAGGTGTCATGTTGTTGGCAAGGCAGGTGAGAGAGGGGTGATGCAGATCAAGCCCGCCACCGCCCGTGGGATTGGGTATCGGGGCTCCGCATCTGGTCTGTCTTACTGCGCCACTGGCATTCGCTACGGTATGATGTACTTGAAGATGGCCTACAAGAAGGCTCGCGGGGATTTTTATCGCGCTGCAATCTTCTACAACGGCGGTCTCGGATCAAAAAAGAAACGGAGCAGTTATGCCGACAAAGTCTACAAAAAAGCCTACGTCAAGAAAGCCCCCGTCAGAGCCATCCGAAGAATTAGTAGAGTCCATGATTTTGGGCGTGACAATGGACGGTGAATGTGTTTATATTCACACGTTCGACAATGACATTCAGGCACTGGAATTCATTGAAACGGCAGCCGCAGGACTAAGGGCTGATATTCTTAGTTCGATGTTCAAGAGGTCAATGAATTGAAGGAAGTAGATACTGAGGGCGGCTTTGACTTCTGGCTCTCAAAGGCCAAGAAGGGCAGCAAGGTTGTGTACTTTGACGGGTTTCTGATGTTTGAGCGTCAGAAATTTCTAATGGCAGGCGGGGAAGTAACTGAACTCCCGCAGAAGATCCGCACAGCAATGGCAGCATGGAGGGCATATCTTGAAGGTTTCGTGGTCTTGGTCCAGCACAAGAGGGACGAAGGAGAATATGAGTACATCGCAATCAGACGCTAAGGTGATTGAGACGCGATATGTGTGGGGTCCAACCCTCCAATCCTGCATGGATAGGGCACAGGCCGTGTGCAAGTATGGTCGGTGGGCGATTCAGGGTAACCCTGCCCCAATGGTTTGGAGTGGTGTGCATGGAACCGGGGTGGCAATCAGCAGGGTGAATGATGAGTGAAGGCGAAATTCGCATTGATGTGAGCCTTCTCAAGGGCAAAAGCATCATGGTTGTAACCCCGATGTATGGCGGGCTTGGCAACACGATGTATATTTCAAGCCTTTTGCGTCTTCAGGCGCACTGTTTCCAGCTGGGGGTGGGCTTTGAACACGCTTTCATAATGAATGAAAGCCTGATCGACCGTGGACGGAACGGTCTCGTTAGTGAATTCCTCACTAAAAGCAAAGCTGACCACCTTCTTTTCATCGACGCCGACATTCAGTTCCGCTCAGAAGACATCTTTGCCATGCTTCACTACGACAAGGACGTTATTTGCGCCCCGTATCCCAAGAAACACATCAGTTGGCCGTCGATCATTCAGGCTGTGAAGAGTGGAATAACCGATATTCCCACGATTGAGAAACTTGTTGGCGAGTATGTCTTCACATCGCTTGATCGCGAAACAAAAGTTAGTGAAATCATCAGGGTTAGCGAGGCCGGAACTGGCCTTATGATGATCAAGCGGAGCGTTTTCTCCAAGATGAAGGAGAAATTCCCCGAAAACTACTATATTTCAGACGATTCCAAGGATCTTATTGCCAATAGAGAGCGTGAAATGTTTGCGTTCTTCAAGACCGGGATTTCAAACAAAAGATACCTCTCCGAAGACTACTATTTCTGCCATAAGTGGCGCGAAATCGGTGGAGATGTGTGGCTTTTCCCGTGGGCGATCACTTCCCATTTTGGGAACTACCCGTTCCAAGGATCTCTCGGCACATATATTGATGTGGCGCGTAAGATTCAGGAAAAGAAGAAGGCGAAGAAGGCAAAGAAGAATGAAAAGCCCTGAAGAACTTATGGCAGAACACCTCAACGGCAAGTTCTTCTGGGAACACACCGTGATCCAAGAAGAAACTGCTGAATCCAAGGATGTTGTAAGGATTCGGCATGCCCAGAAGAAGTTTGCGAGGGGTGCCATAGATATAACCACTCGCAATAGGGATACCGCATTCCGCGAGAAGAAGGCAAAGATTCAAAAGATCCCTCTTAGGAAGGATCAGAAGATTGTTGAGCCCGTGATGAATGCAATCGCAACTGCCTACGAAATCTCGGTTGACGATCTTTTTGGTCGCTCTACAGGCAAGAAGTTTAAACAGGCCAAGTGTCACTGCTACTGGGCCATACTCAAGTATAACCCAAGCCTCACGCCCAAAGTGGTCGGGGATATCATGGGTAAGTGCCGCACAACCATCATGCACGGTCGGACAATGTTTCAAAAGAAACAGGACTTTGAGAAGGTGGTTGAGGTGGAGAGGTTGCTGGGGCTGCTGTGATGTGGGTTCTTGTTCTGATCTACACCTACAACTCCGCATCGATTGCCGTTGTGCCGGGAAACTACACAACACAAGAGAAGTGCGTTGAGGCTGGAGAGGATTTTGTCAAGGATACTGTTGGGATTTTTCAACTTCCAAAGTATTCCTGCATCATCGCCCCGGATGACATCATCTACGAATAAATAAGCCGCCTTAGCTCAGTTGGTAGAGCACCTGATTTGTAATCAGGGGGTCGGGAGTTCGAGTCTCTCAGGCGGCACCATATAATGGATTTTATGGATTATTCTGAAATAATTAGTAAGATCCCTGAAGCAGAGAAGCCGGAAATTCTTCGGCTTCTTCGCGCTTTGGATGAAGCGAAGCGCGTCGAGGCTTCCAGAGAGCATTATCTCCCCTTTGTTAAGGAGATGTGGCCGGGGTTTATCGACGGCAGGCATCACAAGATCATGGCCGAAGCATTCGAGCGCGTGGCTAACGGAAGCCTCAAGCGCCTGATCATCAATATGCCACCCCGACATACTAAATCCGAGTTTGCCTCATATCTCCTCCCAGCTTGGTTTCTGGGGAGGTATCCCAACAAGAAGATCATCCAGACCGCCCACACCGCCGAATTGGCTGTGGGCTTTGGCCGTAAGGTGAGAAATCTTGTGGGGTCTGATGACTATCAGAAGGTGTTTCCCGGCGTTGGGCTTCAGTCTGACTCAAAGGCCGCTGGTCGCTGGTCCACCAACAAGGGTGGCGAGTACTTCGCTATCGGTGTCGGTGGTGCCGTCACTGGTAAGGGTGCCGACTTGCTGATCATTGACGATCCGCACTCCGAACAGGAAGCTATGGTCGGCCAGTTCGATGTGTCCGTCTACGACAAGGTGTTTGAGTGGTATTCGTCTGGACCCCGCCAGCGTTTGCAGCCCGGCGGCGCTATCGTGATTGTTATGACGCGGTGGGCAAAGCGGGATCTCACCGGACAAATCATCAGCGCATCCGCTAGGAATGAGGGCTCCTCCGAGTGGGAAGTTATCGAACTTCCGGCCATTATGCCGTCTGGGGATCCGCTCTGGCCTCAATTCTGGTCTATTGATGAGCTTCAGCGTCTGAAGATCGAACTCCCGATCTCCAAGTGGGCGGCACAATACCAGCAAGATCCCACCTCGGAAGAGGGTGCCCTCATCAAGCGAGATTGGTGGAATGTGTGGGAGGATGAGAAGCCCCCGGTCTGCGATGCCGTGATTATCGCTATGGACACGGCTTTTTCCAAAACTGAACGCTCCGACTATTCTGCTTGCGTCACGTTTGGGGTGTTTAATCACCCGGATGCAACTGGAAAGCCCATCCCCAACCTCATCCTTCTGGATGCTTGGAAGGAAAAGATGGAGTTTCCGGAGCTTAAAGCCGCAACTGTCCAGTACCACAAAAACTGGCAGCCCGACATGTTTATCGTGGAAAAGAAGGCGTCTGGGGCTCCACTGATCGCCGAGCTTCGCAATGCTGGCATCCCCGTGCAGGAATTCACGCCGACTAGGGCCACTGGCGACAAGGTGGTGCGTGTGAACGCAATCACAGATATCTTTGCCTCTGGGGTGGTTTGGGCCCCGGATGAGCGTTTTGCCGAAGAGGTGGTTGAGGAGTGTGCGGCGTTTCCGTCTGGAGACCACGATGACTACGTGGACGCCGTCACGATGGCTTTGATGCGGTTCCGGCAAGGTGGATTTATGATCCCGACCGACGAAAACGATGAGATCCAACTGCCAAAGTTCCGTAAGGAACCGTTTTATTGATATAATAAGCCAAATTTAGAAAGCTGATTCATGGAACCTTACATCCCCGTATCGCCGGAAACACCTCCGATCAACGTAGACGTTCCCGGTGAGGAATTCGGCCCGACCGTCATTCCTGATGATGAGGGCGGCGTTACGGTTGATTTTGGTGACCCCGAACTTGAAGGGGCTGACACTCTTGAGCATGGCAGCAATTTGGCTGACATTATGGAGGAGGGCGACCTCGACTCTATTGCGGCTGATCTAATTTCCGATTTTGACGATGACCTTAATACCCGTAAGGAGTGGGAGGAAGCCTACATTAAGGGCCTTGACCTCCTTGGCCTGAACATTGAGGAGCGCACAACCCCGTGGCCGGGCGCATGTGGCGTTTATCATCCCGTTCTCACTGAGGCGGTTATCCGCTTCCAAGCCCAGACTATTATGGAGGTTTTCCCCTCCTCTGGCCCTGTAGAAACCAAGATCGTTGGTAAGGCCGACGAAGAGGTGCTTAAGCAGGCTCAGCGCGTAAAGCAGGAAATGAACTACGTAGTCACGGAAAAGATGCGTGACTATCGCTCCGAAACTGAACAGCTTCTATTCCGCCTTCCCTTGGCTGGTTCCGCATTCCGTAAGGTGTACTACGACACGCTCAATGAACGCCCCGCTGCAGTCTTTGTGCCTGCGGAGGATTTTGTGGTTGCCTACGGCACAACAGATCTCGCCGCTTGCCCGCGTTACACCCATGTGACGCGCATGTACCCGAACGAACTTCGGAGATTGCAGGTGAGTGGTTTCTACCGGGATATTGATATTCCGGAGCCATCCCCAGACTACTCATCGCTACATAAAAAGTACGATAAGGTAAAGTGCGAGACCCCATCATTCTCGGATGAT